TGAAACAGTAACTGTGGGCACTGGTACGGCTGTTAAGATTTACCCATCAATCAATCCAGCAGCACCGAACAAAACTGCGACCGCTTCACCTGCGTCTGGTGCTGTTGTGGCAACCGCATCCGTGAATGGTGTGCAGAACCTTGCATTCCATAAAGATGCGTTTACAGCAGCATTTGCACCGCTTCCAGTGATTGCGTCATGTGAAGGTTACACGGCTCGTTTGCCGTCTGGTATCTCAGTTCGTGTGATGACTTTTGGCGATGGTAACAACGACATTGAGCGTACTCGTATCGATGTTCTGTATGGCTTCCAAACTGTTCGTGGTCTGCATGCGGTTCGTATTCCACAAGTGACTTCATAAATCTAAATGATGTGAATGGCAGGGCTTCGGCTCTGTCTTTTTATTTATTTGAGGATTGAGATATGCAATACCCAAAAATGCGCTACAAGGGCAATCAAGAAAAATATCAAACTATTATTGCTGATGATGAAGATCATGAAGCGGAATTGGTCGCTGATGGCTGGGTTAACTATGGTGAACTGCCTGAGCGTGAAACAAATAAAGCGCAGGGGGCAATTGGTGAGAGCACTGGTGATTCATCTTCATTCGTACCAGTCGAACAATTCGATGCTTTGGCCGAAAAACTGGTTGAGCTTGAAGAAGAAAATGCTCAATTAAAAGAAGTGATTGAAAAGGGTTCTGCTGAAAATGCCGAGCTACGCAAGCAGATCCAACTCAAAGAACTGGAAGACATGCCAGCCGATGACTTAAAAGCAATGCTTGATGAAAAAGGCGTGCAGTATGGTGCACGTGATAATAAAGCAACATTGGTTAATCTGGTGCTTGAATCAGACGGGGGTGAATAATGCCAACTCAAATCATTACGCTGACCAAAACACCAGTGTCAATTACAACCGGTACAGAATCTGCATTTATTCAAAGTAAATCAAACCGTGAGTTTAGCTTCGCTCATTCAGCAACATCACCAGATATCACAGCCGGCTCTCACACAGCAAAAGAGGTCTTTATCTCTAGTCCATTTGTGATTTGGGCTTGGAGCAATGTTGAAGAATCAATCAAAGTCGCTGTGTCAGTAGCATAAGGAAAAACAATGATCAAAACACCGCTAAGCACCGTCATTGGCGGTGCATTTTGGACACCGGGTGCAACCATACTTGGCTCATTTTCTCAAAACCTAACACAGGTCATCAAATCTATATTTGCTGTGGGTGGGCAAGGCTTCGCCTACGACCCTAACGATTTAACTACACTCTATCAAGATGCAGCAGGGACAATTCCAGTCACAGCGGCAGGGCAGCCAGTAGGGTTGATGAAAGATAAATCAGGACGCAATAATCACGCTTCTCAAACTGTAAGCGCATCACGACCTATCTTGCAGCGTAACGCTACAACAGGCGCGTATTACTTAGCATTTGATGGTGCTGACGACTTTTTGCAGACAAGTAATATTGATTTCACTGGTACGGATGAGATGAGCTTATTTGCGGGATTGAATCGCACAGGGAATGCAACTATTGGCACAGTGCTTGAAACAGGATATAACTACGCAAATCCGACTGGCGGATTTGGTATTCAGTGCCCTACACAAGCAGGCGGTAGCACATTGAACTTATCGACATCCGCAGGCGGTTCAGTTGTTTATACGGGTAGTGTTATTTCACCAGACATGCTTGTATATTCGGGCTTTATTGACTTGTCTAAAACCACCGCAATCGAACAAGTCAACTTTAAAGTGAATGGGGTTTTAGTAAACACAGATAGGGTTAGTTTAGCAGGTAACGCAAACTTCGCAAATGTTCCTGTCTACATCGGCAGACGCAGTGGAACTCTATACCCGTTCAACGGTCATTTGTACAGTTTAATCGCTATTGCACGTTTAACTACAGGCAGTGAAACCATTGCACTAGAGAAAGCTATTGCTAAAAATACAGGAGTGACACTGAATGTCTAGAGTATTTAACCTATCTGTAGTAAACATTGTACCAGATGCCCACAAAGTTAACGTCGACTTGATTGCTGAGATGTACGGTTGCGGACACCCTAATCTTAGCGTTAAGCTGCAAGGCGATGACAGCATCTATTGGGGCTGTCACTCTAAATGGAATCCTGACGACTACGCGACTTTCTCTGACGAAGACCTACGTAATGATCTTATCCATCCTGACCTACGACCTTCGCTTGAGTTTCTATACGAGCGTATTGTGCTTGACGGGGATGCACAAGAAAACTGGCAAGCTGTATTGAGTGAGCTTGGTTTGAGTATTATTGAGACCGAATAAATTAAATTAAACACGAACCGTCCGAAAGGGCGGTTTTTTATGGAGATTGGCATGAATGTCACCAAGATCATCGAATCAGCACTTAAAAAAATAGGCATCTTGGCTGCGGGTGAAAACGCTGAGGCAAATGAACTTGAAGACGCAGTTGATGCCTTGCGTGGATTGCTTTCGCAGTGGGCCACAAAAAGACTATTTGTTCATAAGGTTGAGCAGATCACACTCAACCTAAACAGATCTGCAAAAGTCTCTCCAAATGATATTGATGCACCGGACCATAAAGCAGCCATTTCAAGCATTATTGAGCATGCATTATTAAATGATGAGGTTGTTGATCTTGTCAGAGACATCAATACAACCAAGCATGATGCAAGAGTTACATACAGTGTAAATGGTGAGGTCTGGACGTTCTTTGGTAATGGGAAGTTGAGCTTTAAGGCATTAACCCTACCTTATAACATTGCGCCAGGTGATGAATTACAGTTACCACCAAGCTATGAGCGACCTTTGATTTTATCTCTAGCTATAGAGCTATGCACTATGTTTGGCGTTGAGCCATCTCAGATACTTTTAACAAATTACCGCAACGCAACAACTTTACTCAAAGAAAGTAACTCAACACCACTTTATGTAATCAATGATTTACCAGTGGGGGTGCGCTATGGCTGTTATTGATCTACCTATTGTCGGGCAGTCATACCACCTAAAAGACTGGGCGATTGACTGTCAGCGCACTTTAAACTTTTACCCTCAAGTGGTTGAAAGTGGAAATGCTCCACAGGTATCAGCATTATTACCAACACCCGGACTAGTAAGGCGATTTGAATTCTCGGGCGCTATTCGTGGCTTGTATGCGCTTAATGACACTGTTTTAGTTGTAGCAGGGCAAACACTCTATCGAGTAGATAAAAGCGATAATGTTAGGCAGATAGGCACTATCACCGGAACGGATATTGTTTATTTTGCCGACAATAGTGTTCATGTCATGATTGTTGGATCAAATACCTACAAATACACTATCACTAGTGAATCCTTAAGCGTTATTGCTGGTAATGGATCTGAGTTTATGGGTGCTTCAGATGTAACACTGCTTGATTCTCGCCTTGTTTGGAGTGTTCCAAATTCAGGCAGGATTCAATGGTCCGATTTAATCGAAACCGCAACATCAGGCTTGAACTACGCCACCGCAGAAGCAAAGTCGGATAATTTAGTTAGAACCATTACTGTAAATGGTCAACTTTGGCTAATTGGTGAGAAAACTACTGAGATTTGGATGAGTACAGGTAATCCTGATTTGCCATTTCAACGCATGTCTGGTGCTTTTATTCCAACCGGTTGTGCTGCTAAAAATTCTGTCTGTGTATTTGGTGGTGGCTTAGCGTGGCTCACACGGTCTGAGCATGGTCAAGCGCAAATCATCGCAACGCAAGGCTATCAAGCGCAGCGGGTATCGAATCACGCAATCGAAACAGAAATCGCAAATTACGAGCGCATAGATAATGCTTACTCATTTGCTTATCAACAAGATGGTCATGCATTTCTGGTGATGTCATTCCCGACTGCTAAAAAGACATGGTGTTTTGATGCAACCACAGGAATGTGGCATGAGCGCAGCTATTACAATTTGACCGAGTATCAGCATGAACACCATCGTGCCATGACCCATGTATTTTTTAATGGCGAGCATTTGGCGGGTGATCGATCCAACGGCATTGTTTACCGATTATGCCCCGACTGCAGCACTGATAATTTAGAGCCAATTTTGCGAGAGCGAATCACACCGGTGATTAACCCTCAAGGCTCCCAATTAATATTTGATGCGGTTGAGTTGATTTTGCAAACCGGTCAACAGGAAAATACCAAGCCTGTGATTCGACTTGATTGGTCAGATGACCGTGGTAAATCTTGGTCCAAGGATCGTGTTTTGGATTTTGGTGCGATTGGTGAGTTTAATAAGCGCACTGTATTTAACCGACTAGGGCAGTCTAGAAACCGTGTGTTTCGATTAAGAATCAGTGATTCAAGTCGGTTGGTTATCTTGGGTGCTAAAGCAAGGGTGAGATAATGCCTATATTTGACACAACTCAAGTGCCGATCCGTGAGCCCATGTATATCAATGGGCAATTATCACAAGTTTGGTACATGTTCTTTTTGCGACTGTCTCAAGTTGCTGCAGTTGATGATCAGGCCGACTTAGCTGAAATAACACAGCTGGCACACCAATTACCGCCACAAGCAATACAAAACCAAACCCTATTAGATTTAAGTGCAATAGATAAAATTCAGCCGCTTCAAGCGGTTTTTTTATTGCCTGAAATTCATGCGCCACTGGCAATAGTGCCATCAAGCGAGATACTCAATGATTCTATATAAAACACCATTCAAGCCACAAACCCTGGTTGCCGGTGATGTCTTGGCGTACGAAGTAAAAAGCGCAGCAATCGCCCATGTACGTGCTTGTACGTTTCACAATGCAAGTGCAAACAACGTGAATATTGAGGTTTATATCCTGCCTTTGGATACCAGCGCACCTACCGCTTCCGCTCAACGTCTCGTTAAAAAAATATTAATGCCAAACGAAAGCTACCTGTGTCCAGAAGTAGTCAATCACGTGCTTGAAGGTGGTTTTAAAGTGTACTTCAAAGGTGAAGGCTGCAATGCAATGCTTTCTGTATCGGAGCAAGCACAATGATGAATTTCCAGTTTTTACCATCAGTTGATCCAATCAAGCTATTGATGCAGGTCAAACAAAATCCAGAGCTTTGGAAAGAAGACACTTATCTTCGTGACTATCCTCAGGGGCCATTTGGTGAAATCGAATCAATTATGCTTCGCTTTCCTGAGAGGCGTGTCTTTGAGCAAGAAGAAGAACTGGAAAAATACAAAAGCGGTGAATCTCACTTTGATCAACATGAAAGTGTAGATTATCCGGCTTACGCTGTTTTACCTGAAGCTCGTTCACTTGTCATGGCTTTGATGGCCTATGTACAGGGTGAACGCCTTGGTCGGGTGATGATTAACAAGATTGCACCGGGTGGGCGTATTTATCCGCATGCCGACACACCAGAACACACTAAATATTACACGCGCTTTCATATTGTTTTGCAGTCTGGTGCTGGATGTTATTTGCGTGCAGGTGATGAGCAGCTTGAAATGCGGGGCGGTGATGTGTTTTGGTTCAATAACAAACTAGAGCATGAAGTCGTGAACAATTCAGGCATGGATCGCATCTCCGTGGTGATTGATATCAAGGTGAAATCATGATTACAGCACACATTGAAAGTTTTGAAGAAAATCTTGAATACTTAAAACCACTTCTGCCGATCCACTACAAAGAGCTTGCCTTAAATCAGGAC